ACAAGTCAGGCGTTGGCAGTGAAATACCTATCCATGATGGCCTTGCCGTGTTTAATGAGGTTTTTGACCGCATGAGTACGGCACTTGACCGCAAAGAAGGCGAGTTATCAGGAGTTGATTCAGGCATCAAAGAAGTCAACGTGTACACTGATGGCTTTCAAAAACAGGATTTGATTTTTATCGGTGCGCGTCCCTCGATGGGTAAAACGACACTTGGGATGAACTTTGCCGAAGCTGCATTGTTTGCACAAGATTTGCCTGTTGTCGTGTTCTCGATGGAGTCGCCAAAGTATCAAATTGGCCAACGATTATTGGCGGCTCGTTCTAGTGTGCCAATGTCGAAAATCGTTCGCGGTGTTTTTATTGGTAATGAGTTTTCACGGATTAACAAAGCATTAAGCGAAATTAAAGGCCGTAAATTTGTTATTTGCGATAAAGGCTCATTGTCTCCTTCTGATATGCGTTCCGTGTTGCGTCGAGTTGAGCGCGAACATGGAGGCGTTGGCTTCATCATGGCTGACTACGTTCAAAAAATGAAGCTAAAGGGCAATCACAAACTAAACAGAAACGACGAATTAACCGACATTAGCGGAGAATTGAAAAACATCGCTAAGGATTACAACTGCCCATTTATCGTGTTGGCGCAATTATCAAAAGAGTGCGAACGCCGACCAGATAAGCGTCCGATGATGAGTGACTTGCGAGACTGTGGCGGATTAGAACAGGATGCGGACTCAATTATCATGCTTTACCGAAATGAGGTTTATCACGAAGGAAAAGACGCAGGGCTTGCCGAGTTAATTTTTAGAAAAAACAGAAACGGCCAAACAGGAACGATTAGAACGGCGTTTGATGGTGCAACATTTAGATTTAGTGATATTCAACACGGTGATTATGATGAGGAATGACGACATGAGCGAAACAATGAAAATAGGAAAAGATTACGTCGATTTCTATAAAAACGGCCATACGTTTTATGAGTTAAGTTTAATCAGTGTAAGACCTGATAACTTAGAAATGCAGATAGAACACATGGAGCAAAAGCGATGGTTTACGCAGCAAATGGCAGTTGATTTTCGTCAAGCATTAACTCGATGGGTTAATTTTGGCAATGCTTTGAAAGAGGTGGTAGCATGAAAACCGAAAACAAAAACTCTTTGAAAGTAGTGCAAGTAATTCAAGCAATGGACGAAATCGACATTTTCAGACTGATTGCGAAGAAGCGCACGATTGCTGAGTTGTGCAAATTGTTCAACGTCAGCAAGACGCCGATGTATGAGATTTGCAGGAAGTACGAAATTGAATATGTGGCTGGCGAATGTGAAGAACAGGCCATTGCAAGACGTAGCAAGCCAGTCGAAAGGGTCGAGCCGCTAGTTTTATTCACTTGCGATTCGTGCCAAGTCAAAAAGCCTGTTGAGCTTGAATCGTCAAAAATGGGTACTTGCCAAAAATGCGAACTGAACGCTCGCAGGAGTCGAGTGTGAGCGATGCATCCATGGCGTTACTAAACCACGTCATGCGGTGCGCGTACTGCTACCCACGGTCAGAAAAATTCTGCTTGGAAGGCTCAAAACTACACAAAGCGAGCAATCCAAGTGTCGATACAAAATTAGTGAGAGTTAAGAAATGAGCGATAAAGGCCAGTCAAATAACAAAAACGTACAAAGTCATTCACATATCGTGACAGGTGCGTTAAATGGCGAAATAGCGCGACTCAAAGATGATTTAGACCGCTTGCATCGTGAACGAGACGCATTTTCTCGTCAGTGTTCAGTTACGGCTGAGGAAAATCAGCAGTGGGAGCAAGACAGCAAGCGGTTGACATGGATGATTCAGAACTATGGCCGAGTGCATTTCGAGTTTAACGCTAATTGCTATGTGACTTTCATCCACAAGAATTTATTCAAGTCTACTGCTGGTGGTGATGACACGCGGGTTGAAATTGATCGGGCTATGGAGATGTGCAAATGAACGATGCCGTCAATAATCCAAAGCATTATACGAGTCATCCGTCAGGGCTTGAATGTATCGAATTAACTCGACACATGAGTTTCAACAGAGGAAACGCACTTAAATATATTTGGCGTGCTGAATTGAAAGAGAATAAATCACAGGATATTGAAAAGGCTAAATGGTATTTAATGGACGAGTTTAATAACATGAAAAACGCTAAATATAAAAAGCGTGTTGTTAAGCAACTTGATATACTGCTTTTTAGTTTATCGCAGTTTGAAACATCTGAAAGAATGTCTGTTATTCATCATATTATTTATGGTGATTGGAAGTTACTAAAAGTCACGGCGTATTTATTATGAAAACAACACTAAAACCAAGCGAGACACACTTCTTGCAATACGATGCCGCAACATTTGAGCAGGAAGGCTTTAAGACGTTAAACGGGCGTATTAGTCAGCTTGCGTTAGAGCCTAGATTTTGGAGCGCTTCAGTAAAAGTTATTACTGAAAACTTTGAAGGCACAGAGAAAATAAAAGACCATTTCAATTTCAAAACTTCTGAGCGTTGCAAATTATCTGATTTACGAGATCAGGTTAAAAAAGAAGTTTTAGATAAAGATGATTATTTACCAGTCTGCACGCAATGTTTAGTAACTGCGCGAGTGATGATGTAATGAGTAAATCATCTAGCGATATTATTAATGAGGCAATTTTTAATTTAGAAACATTTGGTCGTCATCATTGCGGAAAAGTTCAAATTAATCACGACAGGGCGCACGAGCAACTATTGCGTGACTCAGTAGCAGTGTTAGAAGCGGAAGCGATGATTGAATGGGATAAAGTTCCGAAATGGGCGCATTGTGACGTGAGGATTATTAACAAGCCAAAGCAAAAAACAGACTTTACGGGGGATTTATGAGAGCAGCAAAAGTTGATGAGAACCAAAGCGAGATTGTCGAGGCGCTTAGACGTTTTGGTTTTACCGTTCAGTGTTTGCATACAGTTGGTAAGGGTGTCCCTGATTTATTGTGTGGTAAATACGGCATAAACCTACTTATTGAAGTTAAAACGATGAAAGGCGAGCTAACACCAGATCAAAAACATTGGCACAGCAAATGGCGTGGCGATATTCATATTGTGAGAAATATTGATGATGTGCAGGCCGTATTTAATGAAATCACAGCGCGAAAAAAAGAGAGCGATTCATGAACTACCTAAAACTATTTTTGATCGGTCTGTACGTCTAACACAAATCGTAACGCGCCAGCCACAGGCTAACGGCATATAACAGGCTGGCGACTGGTCGCGTTGACGTAGAGTTAGAAAGCGGTTTTGAAAATTAAGAGGATAATATTATGGTGCTTACAGTAACAGCATACAAAGACGGGTTTTGGTTTAGATTTAACGGTAAAGGGCTGTCAGTAACGTGGAATGGACGTATGCTTTTTAGCGAACGCAATGGGTACGAAAAAATGGTTAAAATTGGGAAATTGAAAATCAAATTTCTTAAATGACCAGTAGCGTCTAACTCATAGTTAGACACCTAATGTAGGTGTATAACACATCCACAAAAACACAAGTGATTGATATATAATAGTAAAATATATCAATCACACCTTTTTAGATTCAAGGATGATTTTATTTTGTCCGCTCTATTATTTTTTAATCTTTTTGGTCTATTATTGATTGGATTGGCAGTGTTTTGGGATAGGTGGCCGCGATGAGTCCGAGCGAAGCGATAGAGAATTTAGAAACATTTGGGCGACACTTGGGAAATGGGTTTATTGCGATTAATCACGATAGGTCGTATGAATTGCTGCTAAAAAACGCTGTTATTATTCTTGAAGATGCGCGTATGATTGAGAGAGATGCGAAAATAGGCGCGATTAAAATAATCAATCGCGCTGCGCCGAAGGTCGATTATACAACGGGTCTTTAGTTGCTAAAATGGTGGCTATTATGTGTTTTGAGGGTGTAACGCTTGATATTTTGCATGGTAACGCTGTTTTTGTAAGCGGCATTACTGAGAAAGTTATAGAGACGCATGACTTAAAAACACTTAAAAATTTTGATGAGTTGATTTTGTTGATTAGAGAATTAAGCAATAAAAAATGGTTTACTGATAAAATGCGCTATCAGATTGAGCGTTACACCATCGAATCTATGAACGGGATATGATTATGACTTTGCGCCAAAAACAATCTAAGTTTGCTGAAATGGCAGCTAAGTTAATACTTAAAGCGATTGAAATGGGTTATGAAGTAACGCTTGGCGATGCTTACCGTGACCCACGAGTACACGGTGAACTAGGCGTAAAAAAAGGGTATGGTGCGGCCAATAGTTTCCATAAGACAAGATTAGCAATTGATTTGAATTTATTTAAAGACGGATTTTTTTTAGGAACAACCGACGACCATAAAAAACTAGGTGAGTGGTGGGAGTCGATAGGTGGCACATGGGGCGGTCGTTTTAAAGATGGCAATCATTATAGTTTAGGTGAATAGATAACCTCGCAGCGCAAGGAAGCGCACCTTTGCCCCGATTCCCGTCGGGGCTTTTTTTGGCTAAAGTTTATCAATTTGAGCTTTAACCCAATTTGAAAAGTCGGGTATTTGTTGAAGTTTGCGCAGACGCTCAATGTCATCCGCGTTCTCTTTGTTGAATGAAACGGGCTTTAACACCCGTTTTTTTTCGTACTTTGGTTTAGACTTATTCACAATTTAATCCATTCGATAATTTTTACTAACTCAGGCTTTACTACAGCGTAGTCAGCAAAGCCGTCATATCTGCAAATTTGATAATCAGCATCTGTTTGTTGTGCCATAAAATCTTCAACATCGTAATTTGAGTTACCGTCTGCAACTTCTAAATTTTCAGTATCCAATTCACAAACAGCAACCCAAGAACTTCCACTTGCGCCAATTTCATCAAGCATTTCTTCTTGCTCTGGCTTGATTGATGTCATCCAAAAGCCATCACATTTTGTCATGTCGATTGTGTCGAATGGTTTAGCAGCATAATGGAATAATTTCATTTTATTTTCTCGTTTTGTTTAGACTTGACACCGTGTCTCGTCTTGATGAGTTCATTATATATCGTATATACGATGATGTCTATGCCGTTCATCGGCTTTTTATCAGTTGATGAAATATTTTTCTGTGCTATATTGCTTTAAACATAGGAGCGCGTGTTATGAAAACATCACGATTCAAAGAAGCATCAACATGGGCAAGTTTTAGCGCGGGTTTTGCAGCGTTATCAAGTGTGCCAGTATTTGCACCATATGCTATACCTGCCGCCGCCGTGTGTGCCGCTATTGGTATTTTCTTGCGAGAAGGAAATGCTAAATGAGATTAAATGACATGGGCGGTGCATTTGATGAAATAGCGAAAGCTGCAATTGCGCCATTTCTGGCATTTATCACTGCGCTTTTACGAGCTGCGTATCAACATAAGAAACGATGGAAAAGTAGGTTTTTAGAGGCTTCATTGCTTGCACTTGCTACAGTTGCAATCGTGCCAGTTTTAAAATTAACAGGCATGAATCCAGATATGGCTATAGCGTTTGCGGTTTGGGCCGGCTATTTCGGCGTTGACGTGTTGTCAGAAAAATTCAAAGAGCCAAAGATATGAAACACTTTCATTACATGCACTTCGGTATATTGCCAACAAATTTTGCGTTTTGCATGTGTGAAAAATCTTTTAAAAAAGAAATGAAAAATCTAGGTTATGACGATGTCAAAATGATTGTCGGCGGCGATGCGACTTGCCATACGACAACGACAAATAACGGTAATTATGCGTTTGTTTGTGTAGATATAGAAAAAGTTAAATCAGCGACACCAGATAAATTAATTGGCTTAATCGTTCATGAATGCACGCACGCATGGCAGTTTATACGCAAAAGTATTGGCGAATTAGAGCCGTCATCTGAGTTTGAGGCGTATACAATGCAAGCGCTTGTACAATTCTGTATGAGCTACGCTTTAGAAGTTCGGTCATGAAAGCCCTAAAACTGTTTTTACAGCTATGCCTTATTTCGGGTATTTGTGTGATAATCGGTTTTGGTGGGTGGATTTTATATTTGTTGTGGTGGGTTGTTGAGGGGATGAGATAATCACGTATAAGAGGTTCTTATAATGACTGACAAATCTATAGTAGAAACTAATAGAAAAAAGCCAATAAATTCGGGAAGAGTTAAAGGAGTTCCCAATAAAACTACTAAAGCGGTAAAAGACGCGCTACAAGAGGCATTTGAAGGGCTTGGCGGTGTCGTTGCTTTGACTGCTTGGGCAAAAAAAGAGCCTACTGAATTTTATAAAATTTGGGCAAAACTACTACCTACAGAAGTTAAAGCTCAAGTCAAAACAATGGGAGATATTCCAGTCGGGAAGGTTCAAATTGAGGTTATAAGTGCGAACTCTCAAGATACAAGCAACTGAGCCACAAGCGCGATTTTTGGCTTTAACTGCAAAGTATAGGCTTTTTTGTGCTGGGTTTGGCGCAGGAAAATCAGAGGCAATGGCTAACGCGGCAATGATAGACGCTTGTGAGTCAACAGATACGCTGATTGGCCTTTATGCCCCGACATATGACTTGGTAAGGCTTATCACAGCACCACGCATCACAGCAAAACTCACGCAACACGGCATAGCACACAATTACAATAAATCAGAAAATGTTATTTATACCTCCGCCCCTCGCTTTGGCGACTTCATTTTAAGAACGCTTGATAATCCTGAGCGCATTGTTGGCTATGAGACATACAAAGCGCATTGTGATGAATTAGATACGTTACAGACAGAACATGCACGACACGCATGGAATCAAGTTATTGCACGTAATAGACAGCGACCTAGTGGTATTATTGAGCCATTTAATCAGGCGAGTGCTTACACCACGCCCGAAGGGTTTAGATTCTGTCACGAGCGATGGGTTGCTAAAAAAACAGATAGTTATGAATTAGTGCAAGCAGCTTCATACACAAATCCATTTTTGCCAAAAGATTACATAGAATCGTTAAGGGAGTCATATCCATCAAGTTTGGTCGATGCGTATATTGAAGGTCGTTTTGTCAATCTAACAAGCGGAACAATCTACAATAACTACGACCGCCACCGCTGCGACTCTCACGAAGCAATCAGAGAAAACGAGCCGCTATTTATCGGTCAGGATTTTAATGTGGGTGAAATGGCATCGACTATTTATGTTAAGCGGCCTAACGGGTGGCACGCCGTAGATCAATTAACTGGCGTTTATGACACGCCAGAATTATGCAAGATTTTGAAGGAGCGTTATCAATGCCATAAAATATACATCTATCCTGACGCAAGTGGTAACAGTCGAAAAACAGTTAATGCCAGTGAATCCGATATATCACTGTTAAAACAAGCAGGATTTACGGTAAAAGTAAACGCGTCAAACCCACGGGTTAAAGATAGGATTTTGTCGGTTAATGGCGCATTATCGCAGGGTAAAATGTGGGTTAATTCACGCAAATGCCCCGATGTTGTCGCGTGTTTAGAACAACAGGCGTATGATAAAAATGGAGAGCCTGACAAGAAAGGAGGCTTCGATCATCAAAACGATGCGACAGGTTATCCAATTGTTTATGAAATGCCAGTACGCAAGCCAGCGTCGAGCGGTATCGCTATGAGTATGTTTTAATGACTATCACTACAGACAGCACATTGCGCCACGAGTTGACAGTGTCAAGATTGGTTACAGGAATTGTTCAATCTCGCATCATGCCGTCATATTTTGATTTATCAAAATCCGTCAAGGCGGCATTAGTTGACTATGAGCCGACAATGAGCCGTAAAGACTTCGATATGCTTCGGCAGCGTGTCGGCTTGCTTGTAAAAGAAAAAATGGCTGAAATGTGGGATGGTACAACTAACGATTTATTCGACTTGGCGAAGTATGAGGCCGAACATATTGTCGGTGAGTTATCAGGTGCTACAGCAGTAAGCGAGTCGGCAGTCACTAAAGCCGTCAATGCCCCGATGGTGTTGGCTGGGGCAAAAATAGCACAGGTCGGCACATGGCGCGAATATGTTGCAGGGGCTTCAAATAGCACACAGACACGGATTATTGATAACACGATACGTCAAGGTTATGAAGTTGGCGCAACAGTAGCAGAAATGACTAATCGCCTTGTCGGCACTAAAGCAAATAATTATTTAGATGGTTTAATCACAAACACAGGGGCGCGTGAGGCTGAGGCATTAGTGAGAACGGGTGCTAATCACTACGCAAATGCAGCGCGTGACGTAGCGGCACGGGCTAACAGTGATTTGATTCAAGGTCGTATATTCCTCGCAACTTTCGATAATCGCACAACATTGACGTGTCGCCATTTTGGAACATTACATAAAATCTATGAGTTAGACGACCCATCCACGCCTAAACCACCTTTGCATTTTGCGTGTCGGTCTGTTTTATCAATTGTGCCGATTGGCTTTGACCCATTCGACGGCACAAGGGCGGCAGTTGGCGGTCAAGAAGGTCAAACAGCCGAAGAATTATTTAATGAAAAGAATGATAGGCTTGATGTTAGACGAGAAAAGGCAGACGAAAAACGGGCAAACGGTGAAACGGATGTAAAAGAAGTGCCGAGTAAGGTTACTTACTCAGGGCGTAAAGATTCATCTATTTTTAACGCAGGTCAGATTGACAGTCACACAACGATGGATGCGTGGATGCGTAACCAGCCTGATTGGTTTATAGAGTCATCGCTTGGTAAAACTCGTGCTAAACTATTCAAAGATGGCGGTCTAACATTAGATAAATTCACTGATATGAACGGCAAACCGCTTACACTCAAACAAATGAAAGCGTTAGACCAGTACGACGCGGCATTTAGGAAGGCTCAGATATGACATCGCTTAAAAACCAACATCCCGACTATTTAACTGCCGCGCCTGATTTGTTTTTAGTGCGAAAGTTTGTCGAAGGTGAGGCCGCAGTAAAACGTGAAGGCTCTACATTTTTACCGCATCCTAATC